AGCTTGGTATTATTAAATTATCTAATGATCAAAGAAACTTTTTATGGGGATCAAATAATAGACCTATAATGACAGTTCCTTTTGATGAACATCCATACACTGCTTTAGCACATTGGTTTAAAACTGATGAAGGTATGGAAATATATTCAAATATAGAAAAAAGATTAAACAATTAATCAAACTGTAGAGGTAGTCGCCCTACGGGGCGATTACAACTACAATAAAAAAATATTATGGTAAATATAGACAAAGTATATCAACGAGTATTGGCTATAGCTAATAAAGAACAAAGAGGTTATATAACACCACAAGAATTTAACTTATTTGCCAACCAGGCTCAAATGGATATTTTTGAGCAATACTTTTATGATTTAGATAATAATAAAGGTAATTTAGTAGAAGAAAAAATATATCCTTTTAAGCAAACAGTATTAACACCTAATGGTACTGATTTAAGTAGTATTGGTAGTTTTTATAGAATAGGAAATATATTTAAACTACAATCTAACTTTGATAATGATGCAGAAAGTCCTTTTGATAAATCTACAGAAGTAGAAGAGATAAGTCAAAATGATTTAATTCAATCACAAAACTCTCCACTCACAAGAGCGACGCACTCTAGACCAATATACACAATACAAGATAATAAAATATATTTTTACCCATCTAATCCACAAGATACGG